GAGGCCACGGAGAGTCTGGCCGTGGTTCTCTCGGACGACTCATAGGCTGTTATAACGACTACTAACCACCTATAGCCGACTGTTGCATACATATAGCCGAGACTTGCATAGATGGACCCAAGTAAACTCAAGGAACTGCCCCGGAGCGAACGGGTCGAGAAAGTCTTCAACTTCTCACCCACGGACTACCAGGCCGACCTCTTAGACTACCACGAACAGCAGGACAAGACGCAAGCCGCTCCGAAGAAAGGGCGGCAGGTTGGGGCGTCTCTCGTTGGGTCCGCTCTTGCGGCCGACTACGCCATTACAAACGCGGATTCAGTAGTCCTAATCACGGCCCCGATGCAAGATCCGGCGGACGAACTCTTTGAGAAGTTCACGCAGCACTTCAAGAACTCGGATCTAACCCTCGAGCAGTTAGGGGTAGTAGAGGACAATAAGACCGAGTGGCGTTTCGCTAATGGCACTCGAGTAATCAGTAAGACGCTCGGACAGGGCGACTTGTCCCAACGTGGTCGAAACCCGTCTTTCGTCATCGTAGATGAGGCGGCATACGCCACGGACTACCACCTATCCGAAGTCATTGAGCCGTTCTTTATCACCCATAGCGAATACGAGTTCTACCTTTTCAGTACACCATTGGGGAAATCTGGTTACTTTTACAACGCCGTAGAGGGGTCCAATTCGGACGCTTGGTACTCTCCACATTGGCCGACTGAAATCAGTCCCTTCGCGGATGACGAATACCTCGAGCGGAAGCGGAAGGAACGCGACAGTCAGAGCTACGCCCAAGAATACCTTGGCGAGTTCGTTGCCTCTGAAGACGCCTACCTCCCGCATAGCATCGTCAAGCCGTGCGTTGAGTCAGACCCCGAACGGGACTGGAACCACGGCCGCTATCTCGGCGTTGACCCGGCACGGCGTGGGGATGATCGGGCCGTCTTCTACGACATAGACGAGACAGGGACGACGTGGAACATATGGAGTGAACAGACCACGGACGGCCCTGGATTCGTTGGCCGATTACAGGCACTCCATGAAGGGGGCGACCCCGGAGAACCCGACGTAGGAACGGGCGAACTCCCTCGAGACGGCTACCAAGCCATAGTTGTAGAGGAAAACGCAGTCGGTGGCTTTGGAGCTGACTTCGCAGAGGCGGGCCTTGGGCGCGTTATCCAAATGGTCACGTCAAGCAACAAGAGCAAGCAGGAAATGTACCAACGTCTCAAGAACGACCTCGAGAGTGGGAACATTACGCTCCCGTCACACCGTCGCCTGATTAACCAGATGACGAGTCTCGAGTACAGTTACACTCAGACGGGACTACTCAAGATTAGTCATCCTCAGGGCGGCCATGACGACTTCCCGGACGCGCTTGCTCTTGCGAATGCTGCCCGGACGGGCGTAGCGGATAGGTTTGAGTCTAGCCGCGAACCGGAACGGTCGGACGACGTTCTGGCCTTCCAGCTTTAGATACACATGGGACTTCGAGACACTTTCCGGGCGGCACTAGCCGGTACTGACGGCGAAGCCGATCCGCAGGCACGCGACGAGAGGCGGGACGCATGGGGCACCACGCTTGACGTAGATCGACAACTCCCCGAACGAGGGGATATTGACGATTGGACGGAAGAGTACGAGGAGAACGTCTTAATCCGAAAGCCAACGCAGACGTTCACCTCTGACGTACTCGAGCCGGGCTATCGGGCCGTCGTTGGTGACAAAGAAGACGACGAAGACCCGCCCAAAGTCACCGGCTACGTAGATGACGAGTTCAACGGGCTACGCCTTGACGAAGCCCTCGAGAAGTGGCTATCCCAAGCGGGAATTGTCGACGGCGAATACAACAAGGACTTCACAGACGTTCTTGACAAGCACCTCAAGGACAAGCTGGCCCGTCGTGGGACGGCGATGGTGGAAGTCGCCTATGATAACCCGGAGGAAAAGAACCGGATCATGGGTCTTCGGCCGTTCAAGGTCGAAACGGTCACGGCCTACACGCTCGAGGGCAAGTCAATCCTACTCCGGCCGGACGACTCGGCGGAAGAGGTAGCCATAGAAGCCGATAGGACGGGCCGAATCGGAGAAGGAACCCGCGACAACCTACCGAAGACTCGAGCCGATGAGACGGCTTGCTACGTCCAATATGACGACATCTTTGGCACTCGAGAGGACGACGAAGTTCGGTTGTCTCAGACTGACGTAGTGAAAGACGCCTATGACGCGGATACGGGCGAAGTGTTCGGGCTACCGGACACGGCAAGCGTCTACGATCGGGCCAAGTCCATCCGTGAACAGTACAAGGACCTGGACCAAGCCCTGAAAGCGGTCGCATATAGTCACTTCATAGCGACGGTTGACACGGATAGCGAGAAGGAAGCCAAGAAGCTACTCAGTGGCTTTGATCCGAGTAACCCGGAGAAGGTCAACGTCATCAATTACAGTGCGGAGGTTGACCACTACTCCGGTGAGATTCCTGAGATAGACGACACTCTCAAACAGGAAATCGAATACATCCTAAGCGCGTTCCCGGTCCCGCTGTACCGGATTGGTTTCGAGACGGGAATCAACCGAGACGTTACCAGCGAGCAGGGCGACGACTATCAGCGTGAACTCTCGGATTGGCGCGACAACCTCGAGAAAACCTATAAGTCGGTCATCCAGCGGAAGGCCGATGAGTTCATGGGCGGGGACGCTCCCGACGCGTCCCTTGAGATTCGCCCGGAGAAAGACGAGAACCCGCTACATGACGAAGAGTTCGATGCATCGGAGTTCCAGACCACGATGCAAGGACTCAAGCAGGCGGGCGTTATCCTCCCGTCTGACGTTATCGTTGAGACGTTCTTGGGCTTAGACCCGGACGAAGTGCTCGAGGACATGGGCGAGACGATGGACGAAGCGGACCCCGCTGTTCGTGAAGGGTTCCGCCAACAGAACGCCCTACCAGAGAACGGTTCAGATTCTCTGGAGGGAGCGGAACCCTCGAGTGACGCGGAACTCGGTTCACGCTACAGTGAAGGGGACTTCGTGAACACGCCGGACGGGAAAGGACTCGTCTCCGCTGTCGTCAATGAGGGTACGGTCGACGGGATGGACGCGGAGAAGTCGCCCGTCTATGTCGTAGCCTATCTTGACGAAGCGGATCATGACTTCTACCGAGCGGGCGATCTTGAAAGCGCGGAGTCGCCCGACGTAGAGGTTGACGACCCCGAAGCGAAGTTAGCCGAGTTCGATATAGAGAGTGCCCTTCTCTCCGGGTTCGACTACCCGCCGAGTTGGGACAAGTCGGACACGCCGAACCGCGTTATCCTCCTAGATGCTTGGAGTTCGATGAACGGTCAATTTGACTGTGGTGGGGGTTGCTGCATGGGCGAGATTGGTAGCGAGAGGATATGCGCAAGTATCAAAGACAAGGTACTCGGCACTGAGTCGTGGCGCGGTGGATGGGCTGATTAGCCATGCCCTGTTGCACGGCTCAGTTAGCCTCGAGTAGCCCGACGAACACGCGGGATATACAGAAACAGTTTCTCGCGGAAATCAGACGACGCTTCCGGACGCTCAGAGGCAAGATCCGGAATTGGGTCGGCTACAAACAGGACGTATTTCAGCTCAAGCAGTCGGCCGAACTCGCCCCGAAGCCCCAAGACGTGTATCAGTTCGATCGGGACGAAGGCAAGATATGGTCGTTCATCCGGTGGCTCAAACACCGAATGCGCGAGGACGTTCTTGAGCCGGTCACTCTCGAGGACGTTCGTGACGGCGGCCATTGGACATCGGAGTTCATCCAGGCGGCTTATCGTGAAGGGTGGAAAAACTCCACGGGGCGCTTGATGCAGCAAGGTGTCTCGGTAGACAACCGAGATATTCAGACGGTATTCAATCTCCCACTCCCCCGTCGTCAACTGAAACGGCTCTATACTCGGACGTTCGACAATCTCGAGGATATCACGTCTGACATGGCGGACGATATCCGCGAGGTTCTGACGGACGGACTCGAGGAGGGCGTGAATCCCCGCGAAATGGCTCGGCGGTTGACGAAGGAAGTGCGGACCATCCAGAAGACTCGAGCGGAGACGTTGGCCCGAACGGAGACGGTCAATAGCTATTCAGAGGCGACGTTAGACCGCTACGAAGACGCGGGCGTTGAGGCGGTCCATCATGGGGAGTGGGCGGCCGCTATGGACTCGAGAACGTGCCCAATCTGTGAGTACATCGACGGCACGGAGTTCACGATTGACGAAATGCGAGACGGGACGTTTGAGTTCCCGGCTCCGGGTGATGTTCCCGACTATTTGGCTGGAACCTATCGGGCACGGCCGCCCGCTCATCCGAACTGTAGATGCACAATTTACCCGGTGGTAACATGAATGAAACTGCTACCTTAGGAAGTCGTATCGCTCACCTCAATGAGTCCGATCGGGACGATTATGACCACATCGTTCACGGCGTGGCTCATGGAGAGGGTGAACTAACCCTCGGTCAGAAAGGGCCGAAGTATTGGCCGCCTGAAGAGGTACAGCGTGCGGCGGCCACGCTCGAGGGCAAGCCTGTAGTCACGACCCACGGCAACGGCCGGGACGAGATTGGCGCGGTTCTCCGATCGGGCTATCAGGAAGGTGTGGGTGTGGTCTATGAGGCTGGTCTAAATGATGCAGAGGTAGCAAACGAACTCTCGTTAGGACAGCGCGAAGTCTCTATTGAGGCGGGCAACCCCTCGAGTGTCGATCAACACGAAGAGACGGGCGCGGCTATCCTCCGAGAGTACGAATACACGGCTCTTGCCACTCCCGAGAAAGGCGCAAGCGAAGGGAATTACACGGCCGCTGGTTCCGCGGACGAGAACCCGGCCGTAGCCGCCCTCAGTGCGGGCGCTATTGAGGGGGCGCTTGATGGCGACCAACCCGATGACCCCGAAACGGGCGAGGTTCCGGACAGTGACGAAACGACGGCGGCGGAATCCGCTGCGGACTCTGATACTACTAACATGGGAGACGAACCTACTGACTCCGAAGAGGGTCCCGACGTTGAGGCGCTTCTTGAGCGCGTTGACGAGAAGGACGACCGTATTGACGAACTCGAGGCACAGCTTTCCGAGAAGGAAGAGGAAATCACGGAAGTCAAGCAGTCCTATGCGGCCGCTCTTGCGGGCGAGGACACGATGCTTGATGAAGAGGACTTCGTTGAGAAGTTCACCGTGGCCGAACTCCGCGAGAAGGTGGAGGCCCGCGAAGACGCGGAGCTTGCACCGTCTGAGCCGGAGGTTCAGACCGGCGGCGGGTCTGGTGAAGAGACGGCCGAACTCTCGGCAGAGGAAGAGAGTCGGGTTGATGAAATCGAAGCGGCTCTTGAGCAGCTTCCCGACAACCCGAACAACCGCCTTGTCGAGAACCAGCGCGAAGAGTACGAGAACGAACTTGCGGAACTCAAGGGTGAATAAGAATGTCTCTGAACCCCGGACAGGCTGTTATCGGTGATTACACGTCTGTCACTTACGAATCTGGCGAATCGTTTGACGCGGGCGATTTGGTTGCTATCAACAGCGGCCAGATCGTGACTGCGGACGACACTAACGACACGAACCCGATCGGCGTTGCCATGGCGGACGCCTCTGGTTCGGGTGAGGAAGTGGCCGTTGCCGTGCGTGCGGACGGCCTACTGACGAACGTTGCATCGGGCGTTACGGCCGGTGTTGAACTCGGCACGTCTGCCACCGAAGGCCAGGCGGCTAGTGGGAGCGACGACTTCCACACGCTCACCGACGAAGGTGCGGCGGCCGGTCTGAGTACCAACGAAGATATCCCGACCGGATACGCGGCGGTCAAGTTCTAAGGAGGACTAATCTATGCCACAGATTATCACTGAGGAAGCTGTTCGGAGTACCGTTGAAGACCGTGCGGAAGAGCGTCTTGTCTACCGGAATGCGTTCCGTGACCTGGACGCTTCGAACGTGAACAACAGCACCATCAAGGTGCCCAAGCCGTCGGACGCTATGGCGGAACCGTCCGCTATCGACCCCACGGCGGACTACCCCACCACTCGAGAGGACTACGAGACGGTCGCTATCGACCGGCAGAAGTTCGGGGAAATGATCGAAATCCCCGAGGAAGATGTTATGGATAACATCTTCGACCTCGTTGCCGATCACGTCGACCTCGCCGCCCGGAACATGGCGGAGTTCCTTGACGGACTCGCCTACGCGGAACTCTCGGCGAACCTCAACAGCGAGGGGCCGGTCACGGGCGACTCTACTACGGACCAACTCTCGGTGGACGACGTGTTCGCCGGTATCCGGACGCTCGAGGAAGAGGGTTACGAGCCGGATATGGTCTTCGTCGGACCCCGTGGCAAGGAAGATATCCTGAAGGAACTCGCCGACCGGGGCACTGACCTGGGCGACCGAACCGTTCAGACGGGTCAGTTCGCCGACTACGCGGGTATCGACTGGATGTACTCCAACACCGGGGACCTCACCCAGCACGACGCTATCGTTGTTGATAGCGACTTCTACGGCTACGAAGCCACCTGGACCCCGATCGAAACCGACCGGGAAGAGGAGTTCGACAACGACACCAGCAAGTTCAAGATCAAGACCCGGAAGGGCTTCAAGGCGCTCGAGGAACAGGCTGCCGTCGAGATCAACGGCTAACGCCGCTGATTCTTAATGGGGAACCCGCGTGCCGAACGTGCCCGTGCGGAGGGGCAGCGTAAACGGATTATCCGTCTGCTCGAGGAATTGGGCGACGTAGAACCCAAAGAACAGTGCCCCGCTTGCGGTGAGTGGTTCGACAATCTCGGCGCTCACGAACGGCACTGTAGCGGCCCGTAATCCAACTCGCTCTATTTCAATACAATGCCACGAACGACAGTATCCAAGGTCCGGAATGTTTTCAGTACGGACCTCGAAGATAACGAACTGACGAGTTGGATGGACGTTGCCACCGAGTTGGTGGACGACGTAGAGAACGCCGACCCGTCGCTCACTGAAAAGCGCCTCGAGAAGATTGAGCGCCTACTGACGGCACACTTTGCGAGTTCCGATGACCCGCGCATTTCGAACGCTTCCCGAGAGACGGGAAGCGTCAACTACCAGGGTCAGACCGGGATGCACCTCAATTCGACCACCTACGGCCAGCGGGCGAAGCTGTTGGACCCAACGGGCCAACTCGAGAGTGACGACTTCACCCTATCAGTATGAAGATCGACATGGACCTTGACGGCTATCAGTCCGTCAAAGAGTCAATGGACGACTTAGAAGAGGAGTGGGGTGAACGTGAGTCGTGGGTAGTCGGGACAAACGTAGAATACGGAATCTACCTCGAGTTCGGCACTCGAGATATGCCGCCTTATCCGTGGCTGTTCCCGGCCGCCCGTCACGTAATGCATGAGCGTGCGGACAAGATAGCCGAAGAGTCGGGCAGTACGGAAGAGTTAGTTCGGAAGCTGGCCCACGCGATTGAGCGACAAGCGAAGGATAACGTGAGTGCCGATCGTGCGGGTGGCCGGAGTCCGGGGACACATCCCGAGCACCCGAAGCGGGATACGTCGACTCTTGTGAACAGCATTCGGGCGGAGAAGTTGTAACTCATGGCAGACAAATGGGACCGCTTCCGGGGGGCTACCGCTCGAGTCCATGATGACATGGGCTACCCGTCTGCCACCGTTGAGAACTGGACCGGCGCGACTCTCGACAAGTCGGGCGATATGACCGGCGGAACGTGGGAATCAATCGGCACGATCGACGTTGAACTAGTGCCACCTTCGATAGACTCGAGCGTGTCTGTTGAGAGTGGTACGGGGTTAGGTTTTGACACAAGCCTGAGAGCGCCACAGTCGGCCGTGAACGGATTGAGTCAAGACCTTATCCCATACGGCGCGGATGGAGAGAAACCCACTCGAATCACCGTAGAGGGCACGACGTATGAGTTGCAGGGCACCCGCCCAGAGGATGGTAGCGGGATGGTCATGCTAAGAGTCACGGAGAAATAGAATGCCCAAGACGCTATCCAAGAACCCGGATCAAACCGTCGTTGATCTACTGGTTGATAACTGGGGTAATCCTGCCCCCGACGTTCCCGATGGTGGCTATGTCGCCAACCCGTCCGACCCTGAAGCGAGTGACGCCCTCGTTATCACTACGAATTGGGCCGGGTTCGGTGACACCTTCCC